GTTATATATAGAAAATCCGCGGATTTTCTATATATAACACGCTCTAAATACTCAAAAAGACCTTTTATTATGAGATTTATAATAAAAAACTCATAATAATCCTTGTAAATATGTTTTTTAGTCATTTTTAGATTTATTTAGGATTTATCTAATTAATCATTCTTAATATAGTTCTTCTGTTCGGCCATAGTGTGAGCCATCATTTCTGCATCTCGTTTCATCTCGTCTAATTTATCACCATACTTTCCTGATAAATAAATATGTCGTAGCATACTCACACTTATTTTTTTACCAAACAAAATATTTAAATTATTTCCTACCCAACTTGAAGATGCAGGTGGTTTCCCCATACTCATACGTAGTAATTTATCACCCTTCTTAATATCATAAAACTCAATATGTCTTTCCAATACACTCTTTAAATCGTCAGGAACTTTTAACCTATCCTGTCCCCCGTATTTCGCTGTCTTGTAATTATTAAATACGAACTCGTTAGTTTCCCTATCATAATAATTCTTCTGCCTATTATCGTCAGCATCATCTAAATACATCTCAAAATAATCCAGTGTCCTACGAGGTGGTATTAATACATATAACGCCAATAGCATTACTCGGGCAACTTTTTCACGGGCATTTTTATCTCTCATTATTTCTTCTTTCGTATCCTCTTCTAATAACCCACTTACATAACGATTTAATTTCTCATAGCGTTTTACTACATCTTCCCAGTCAATCCAGTTCTCTTCTTGTCTTGCTGTTTTTATATTAGCGTTTTCCTTCTCGTCATTTCTTACCATATCCATCGCTTCTTTTATCATCTTACCATAATGGTCTTTTAATGACTTCGGTGTATTCTTGTTCGCTTTTAACACTCCCATTATCGCTGATAAATAACTCTTACGGGTTGATAGGTTTTTTATAGCATCTAACTTTTCTTGTATCACATCTTTCTTTTTCAAGAATGCTATACTTTTAAAATCCTTCTGTCCGTTTAATTTACGAACTATACCTAAATATAATTTTACTGATGTTTCCGCTTTTCCGTTTTCCTTCATACCCTCCGCTATTTTTTCCATAAAGGCATTTACCATATTATAATATATAATTAGATTTTCTTTAAATTATTTTACAAATCAATTTTTTACATTAATTTTGTTTATTTAATCTAACTTCACAATCACTTCCTTTTTTCATAGATACATATTCAGGATATTTCTCACATAATATTTTCGCCATTTCTTCATTTCTTTTTTTACGGGGTTCTCCATTACCGCAACCACCTTTACTATATTTTTGTTGCTTCACACAAATGTTATTATACCTTGTTATACAACCATCTCGCTCATACATTTTAATACACATTTCGTAATCCTCCTTTTCTTCCAATTCAGGATAATACTTTCTATCGTGATTATTTATTATGCCGTAAAAACACCCAGCACAAAATCTTAAATCTGTTGTTTTGTTCTCCTTTAATGAGAACCAACTATCATTTTCATCTATTGTTTTCGGTTTCATAAAAAACGGATTGGATACTGGGTACACGCCCCACAATTTACTTTTATCTAATCTATAAAATGCTTGGTTTATTAATTGATGTAGGTTCTCCACTTTACTCATATTTTTCATATCACTTGCTTGATACACTCCTGTTATATCATCATCTATAAATACTAACTCTGTCCCTTCACTAAAATAATCCATTATATAACGCCGTTGCTTTGTAATTCCAAGTTCTCCTATTACTAACTTCTTATAGAGTGCCTTCGGCACTCGTTCCTTGTATAATTTATATTCTTCCTTGTTTGCTACAAATATATAAATACACGATTTTGGAACTCCTCCTCCTTGTAAGGTTCTCAAAGTCTTTTCTGTTATTATATCACTCCTGTTATAACTCGGTATTGCTACTCGGTATTTTGCAAAGTTGGTATTCATCTGTTTTAAATCTATTGTGTAATATACCAACGAATACCTTGTCCCCTGTAAATCGTCTGTATTCCAGTGCAGTTTTTCTTTACCATCAAAATATACAGGGTTCTCTCTTGTTTCTAAATGTTCTCCTTCTACCATTAGATTACAACCTTTATAATTTCCAAACGATACTATCATACTAATTCCTGTATTTCCTTTATCCTTATGTGGCGGACACACCACATTTTTATTTACGTGTATATTCGTAAATTCAAAATTACAATACTTTTCACCATACGCTACTAACGCATCAAATACATCGGGGTAATTAATTGATGGTGCTGTTAGTCCTACTGGTGTGTGTTCTATATTTCTCATACCAAATGTTAATTGTTCGTGTGTGTTAAACCCTCGTGAATATTGTCCTCCTTTTGGTTTTAAATCCCATTTTAATTCAGGGTTCTCTAACAAGTCAAATAATTTCTTATATTCAGGTTTCATTATATATTAGTATTTACAAAATATATTATGCTAATATATAATGACGAAACGTAAAGGTTCTACAATCCACAAACAACAACAAATTCAATCTGTTAGACAAGCAGTTCATATTCATTTAGATACACGTAAGAAACAAAGACGTAAGAAGAAGGCACGGGCATTTAGACCTGTTGCTATGCCTCCCCCTGTTATGAGAGTTGTTAGTAATCATATTGTATTACCTGAAAATGCTGGTGTTCCACCTGCTAATTTCTTCCAGCAACAAGCACTCAAACAAAAAATAGCAGAACGCAGTCAATTATTACAACAAGAAAAAACTAAATTAGCAGTTGAAGAGAGTAAAGAATTACAAGAACATAACCAAGTTAAGAAGGAAGAAATGGAAGTTAGAGAAGATGCTGTTGCTGAACTTTCTACTATTTTTGAACGAGAACCGAGAACCCCCGACCAACTCGCAAAAGCAAAATCGCTATATCCTAATAGACGGAATTTTCCAAAAAGTGCTGAAAGCATACAAGCGTTAATTGATAAAGCAGGTGATACTCCTAATTACTCCTCCCCTACTGCTGGTTCTCTTGCTCGTGAAGCACAAGCAGAATATGAACGCCGTAGAAGAATGAAAGAAGAATACATTAAAACTGGTATTCCTCCACGAGTGAGTGAAGATTAATCTTCTTCTATAAATTTTAATTTATTGAAATTCTTATAATACGAATTATCCCGTTGGTTGTAAAATAAGAAGTTGTATTTTTCGTCAAATGTGTAATCCATTAATGTCTTCAAATCCTTTCTATCCAAACTGAATACATCTTCTGCGAAACTCTGTATTTCTATTATAGATTTAGGACGGAACATTATATAACAATCTATTAATGAACGCAACGATTTAGGCAGCGAACGGAGCGTGAGTAACGTGATTATTATATTTAATCTATAATGTCTGTGTTTAAATATCAGTTTCTTTAATGCCTTTTCTATCTTCTTATCTTTTAGTTCCTCACTCCAATCGTCCAGTATTAAACAACTTTCTCCATCTTCCTCTTTTACTGCTATTGCCTTTTCTGCTATTTCGTTCAACATAGGAACTGATAAATCAAAATAGGTTCTCTCTTTACTATGGTCTTTAAAAGGGTGGTTCTCTTCACTTTCATAAACCTCTTGTGGTGTGCTATAATACACCTCTTCAAATACTCTTTTAAATACCTTGTCTTTCCCACCAGCAGTCATTAGTGAATTTGTAAATGTTGATTTACCTGAACCCATACTCCCTGTTATTACATACACAGCACACTTATCTATAAAAGGGGGTGGAACACCTAACGATTTATCTATCGTTTGTTTCGTCTTCTTTATCTTTAACTCACTATGCTCTGTCTCTTCTATTTTCATACTAATATTATATTATAATACGATATAATATTAATCACTATTATCACTACTGCCTGAACTACTCGGTAGTTCCTCGCTACTTTGTAATATTTCTATACCCAAATGTTCGCTTGTTCGTGGTATTTCAAATAAAGGGTCTTCGTATTTTCGTGTTAATACATTAGCATTTTCTGTTATTTTTCTAAACCTGTTATATGCCTCATCTAAACAATCTTTTCCATTTTGTATTCTATGATTTCTGTTGAGTGTGAGAACCTTGTATATATCTGTTGCTAAAAAATAGTAATCTTTACTGGCTACTAAATCTATTTCCATATGTGCTTGTATTCCCAAGTATTGTTCTATACTTCCTATTATCACTACTAATAACGCCATTAAACAAGTTGCTCCTGATATGTATTGTTGTTTCAAATACTTTTCAAGTCCCACACTCGCCACAGAGTTTAAAGAACTGATTATAATTATTGGGATTTTGTAATACTTTAAGATACTCTTGTTCTGTAAATGATTTTTTTTGTGGCGTTTGTGTAGTTTGGTNGCATCTTGNCGTATCTTCTCTAATAGNANTTCTTGGTCGTCGCTCCACTCCATTTATATTATCCTGATGTTTTTTTGTTTTTAGATGTCGTGCTTTTANTGTGTAGGGGTAATCGTGATTACANNNNTCACANCNCCATTTCCATCTTTGNTATTTTATCATTCCACTCTTTTATTTTTTCAGGATACTTCTCTCGGTATTTTGCTCTTTGCTCGTTCAAGTATAATCTCTTTTGCTCTTTCGTTAAATATGCATTCACTTGATTTAGTGTCGGGGTTAGTTTATCTATGTAATACTGCTCTCGTATCCTTATATGAGTTTTATCTTCTGCTGTGTCTTCTTCTAATTTTTCAAATTCCCAATTAGAGAACCCACCATTTTCTCTTATAAAATTATAGAGTTTGGAGTGTTGATTTTGCTTGTAGTGTTTTTTATGTGATTGTATTCGTTGTTTTAAATCTATGGTTGAACCTATATAATAATCAGTTATAGATGTGTCCTCACAATAGCATTTATAAATAGTGTAATTCATATACACTATTTATACATAATAATTTTTCCTAAATAATTCTATATCTACTTGGAAACATTAACAGACCCGTCCATCATATTTATTTCAACGATAAGGTCATGCACAGCAAACACATCTACGTCCATAGAGATGTTATTAGTATCGCATTTAAGTTCAAGGAAAGTATTAGAGTTGATTGTATCCATGCCCGACACCAAACCGCGGACGGCACCACCATACCCGCTCTCCTCAAATTCCAGAGCTAAAGCATAAGCACCAGTTCCAGCGTCATCAGTATCCGCAACAACACCATCGCCGTAGAGGTAGTCATCGTTGTTATAGACAATATCAAAATCTGGTGAGTGAGAGGCGTGGAACGCTTTAACGAGTTCTTGAAAACCTTCACCTGAATAATGTGTTGCACCATCACTCAAAGCAATAGGAACAGAAGGATACTGGCGTCCTTCAATACGCCAAACGTAGGATTGAAGATTTGGAAAGTATCTACCGCCAGTAGTGTTCTTGTTTGCCTTTCCAGTTCCATTAGCACCCTTCGCATCATTTCTACGGAAGACAGCGAAGTAGTTCTTGATAGAACTGAAACGAGCAGGGACAAGGATAGTGTGATTACCAGCAGGGGGTGCAGTGCTGTTGAAATTTGAAACACCACTCCCGTGTATCTTGAATACGCCTCCACTCTCTTGAACGAGAGCAGAATAGACAGCAGGGTTAATATCAAGGTAGTCCATATTGAGCGATATTTTACTCATAGTGTATTTAGGGGTTGCAGTGGAATATTGGAGAGCTTCATCGTTGGGAGCAAGGGTAAGACGAAGACGCATTCCATCAACAGCAGGGCAGTATTGGGAGCACATCGTTCCAATAACAGCACTATAAAGGGGAATAGAAACACGGATTTTAGTGGTGAGGTCTTTACCAGTTTTCTTCGCATCTACCAAAGCAGTTCCAAGAGTAGCACCAGTATCCTCGGCAGTAGTGGGAACATTAGGAGCGAACTGGGCGTGTCCTGAAAGGATAGAACCGATGTTCTGTGCTCTACTCTTGTTTTGGTGGTCTTCAACAAGGGCCGCGAAGACGTTGTAGCGGTCAAGCAGTTCTACGGATTGATTTCCAACGATGAGTTCTAAACCCCTCACTATGGCCGAGGCTCCTCCGTTGCACAACGTAGCGGCGGCGTCAGTAACTAAATCAAAGCACAACGAAGAATTCTGTCCGTTAATCATAGACATAGAACCAGCAGGAAGGGCAAAGTAAAGGTCTTGCGTTCCACTATTTCCTGTAATAGATTGTGTGTTTTCAGGTTGGACTGAAACAAGGCGAGATTTCGCAGAACCCATAGAGCGGAAGCCAGTAAGGTCAAGATGAGGCGTAATCGCAGTATCCATTATATAATATACAATTATATAATAAATTAATACTCACAAACATCTATTTGAAAACTCACTAAAAATAAACTAGCTTCTGTAAATGTTTCCTGAACTAAATGTTCTAATTGAATTGTAAAATCACTTAATGGTAATTCGTTCATTATAAATTGTGGTTGGTGTGTTATATGAGAACTTCCTTTATTGGTGGCGGTTGTTAAATCTCCACCTAATACTCCTAATAAACAACGATTATTTCTTACTATACTATTTCCACTTACATCTAAAACATTACACTTTCCTGTGAGTTCAGGAATTCCACTTAAAAAAATTGCGTGGGGTTCTAAATCGCTAGAATTCGCTGATGTAAAAAACGATATTTGATTTACACTTAATTTAATTTTATTACTCGGGTCTTTCTTATACACCCTTGTAAAGTTAAATTTTTGTGATGTAGCCGCACCAGAACAAATAAAGGTCTGTTGGTATGTGTCTAAAATTTTAACCATTATATATTAGATACATATAATAGTTTATCTACGAAGAGCATTCAAATCTCTACCTGCTTGTGTAGCATACGAACCTTGTCTTTTCGTTTCACTCAACGCAGCTTTTCCTGCTAAACCCGCCTGAATTACATTAGCAGTTCCACCCGCAGTATCGCCTCTTGCTATTTGTTTAGCACCACGAACTATTCCTTTACCTGCCTGCAATCCAGCACCAGCTGCTCTTGCCCCAGCACTTACAGCACTCGCACCACGCTTACTCGCCTCAACAGCACCTAAAAATTCAGGTGCTACAACCCCTACCAAGGGTTCTACCATCGTTAAACCTTTGGCTATTCCACCACTTACCTTTTCAACTGCTGGTAATGC